TGGTGAGCCAATGTTTAAACTTGATGCTGGCGAACAAAGGATTTATAACAGAATCCGTGAACATTTACACATTCATAAAGCAGGAAAGCAAGTAGATGAGATTTACCTTTCAATAGCAGCGCGCGCAATAGGTCATTTATTGCATAATGCTGAAATATTGAGCAAAGACGGTGCAGTTATGGTTCATCCAAACGGTGCAAGACAAGTTAGTGCCGAATGGACTGCATTTAAGCAAGGATTTGAGTTATTTCTCGAATTATCCAAAACTTTAGGGCTAGATCCGAAATCAAGGTTAACTTTAGAGTATTTTCAAGATGGTACTGGCGAAGAAGAGGATGAAATAGCAAAACTTTTAAAAATGAACTAATGAAACAGAATATATACGAAATATTCACCTTTATTATAGTAGTTGGGATTATGATAACGGCTTTATCTGTACCATTCTATTATTTGTGGAATTGGTTGTTTGTTAAATTCTTTTGGTTTGATTATATCGACTATTTAGAGGCAGTCGGATTTGTTAGCTTTTTATTTCTATTTCGATTTATTGCTATTGAAGTTAAAACGCCTAAATGAAATTTATTGAGGATGTTGTTTCGGGGAAATTAATTTTAGGCAATTACGCAAGGTTAGCCGTTCAAAGACATTTGAATGATTTAAAAAATAAAAAATGGGAATATGTTTACTCCGAAGCACACGCCAACAGGGCTTTTGGTTTTATTTCAGCCCTTAGGCATACTAAAGGCGAATATGCTGGGCAACGGTTTAACATACAACCATTTCAAGAGTTTTTTATTAAAGTCTTGTTTGGTTGGCAAAGAAAGGAAGGAGGTAGGCGATTTAGAAAAGCTTATCTTGAAATAGCAAGAAAGAACGGTAAAACAGAACTAGCGGCTGCCATTGCGGTTTATTGTTTTTTATGTGATAACGAAACGGGAGCGGAGGTTTATACGGCTGCAACTACAAGGGATCAGGCTAGGATTGCATTTGATACGGCAAAAGTATTTCTTAAATCACTAAAGACAGATTCGCGCACTTTTAATAAATTAGTCAATGTTCTAAAATATAATTGTAATGTTCCGTCAACTAATTCAAAGTTTGAAGCTGTATCGGCCGATGCTAATACTCTCGATGGATTAAACCCACATTTTGCAGGCATAGACGAATACCATTCACATAAAACAAGTGACGTTTTGGAAGTAATGGAAACGGGTATGGGTTCCAGAACACAGCCATTACTTTTGATTACTACAACCGCAGGATTTAACAGAGAATCACCATGTTACCAATTCCGAAAGGTAATGGTTGACATTTTAGAAAAAAGGAAGGTAGATGAATCGGTTTTTCCATTATTATTTTGCTTAGATGAAGGCGATGACTGGCAGGACAAAAAGAATTGGACAAAATCCAATCCTAATCTTGGGGTCACTCCTTATATTAGCTACATGGATGACCAATTTCAAAAGGCATTAAACGAAGGAGCCGCAAAACAAATTCAATTCATGACTAAAAATTTGAACGTATGGACAACTACATCGAGCGTTTGGATTTCCAATAGTTATATTGAGGCAACAAGATTAAAATTAGATGATGACATTCTTTATAATAAAAAGTGCTTCGCTGGATTAGACTTAGCATCTACGCGAGATATAGCAGCATTAGTTCTTTGTTTTCCTGTACAACAGGGAATTGATAAGCCACATATAAAATCCTATTTCTTTTGTCCGGAAGATAACGTACGAGAAAGATCTCTTTCGGATGGTGTAAATTACATACAATGGGCACAAGATGGCGATATTGTTATGACAGACGGAAACGTTACTGATTACGACTTTATAAAAGCTAAAGTAATTGAATTAACGGCAAAGTATAAAATAGAGTGCATTGCTTTTGACCGATGGAATGCAAGCCAACTTGTTATTCAGCTTACAAATGATGGTGCAACTATGAAGCCATTTGGACAGGGTTTTATTTCTATGTCTGCACCAACAAAAGAAGTGGAAAAGATGTTTTTATCAAGTGAAATAACACACGACGGAAATCCAGTAATGGAGTGGATGATGTCAAATGTTATGCTTAGATTTGACCCTGCTGGAAATATTAAAATAGACAAAGCGAAGTCAACTGAAAAAGTGGATGGGCCTGTAGCGATGGTAATGGCATACGCTCAAATAATGGTAGAAGATAAACCAACTATTTACACCTCTGGTGAACGCCAACAAGGCTTATTAATGTTATAGAAATGTACCTAATTGAAAAGCTAAAAAATATCAATTATGGAAAAGTTAATGACAAAGCAAGATTACGCCAAACAAGTCAGGCAAATTAATTCAACCGATGGATATTTCAATAGATTTTATGAATTATCGGGAGAATGTCGCACCCATCAAGAAGCATGGATAAAACTAGAAGAAGAAAGAGATACCTTTGGACTTGATGAAAAATATAAGACTTACGATAGTTTTAGGAAAGCTAAAAGCCTTTACATGGTGATTAGGTTTGTGTAACCTGTTACCAAAAATCCATAACTTCATGCTTATCTGATTTATATTTGCCGCATGGGAATAATTAACTCCATGCGGTCTTTTTTTTCTAATACTAGAGCAAGTATAGAAAATCCATCAACTCCTTTAAACGGGGATACTTTAGGCGCATTATTTCAGCGAGGTTCTACGGCTGGTGTGGCAGTCGATGAATATTCAATTATAGGACTTCCTGCATTTTATAGAGCTACTCAAATACTTGGCGGTGTTATTGCATCTATTCCATTTGATATTATTGAAAAACAGGACGATGGATTTATAAGGATAGCAAAAGACCATCCTAACTATAAAGTAATTGCAAGAGAGCCCTCAGACTTATACACATCTCACACTTTTTATAAAACAATGGTGCTACACTATTTGTCACATGGTGCTTTTTACGCGTCGATAAATAGAAATAGCATAACTACAAGAATAAACTCATTTACTATTCTCAATCCTACTAAAATAGAGATGAGTTATAATAGTAGGAATGAACTTGTATTTAAGAATAAAGAGAATAACAAAACATATAGGAGCGATAACATTATTTACATTCCCAATCTTGCATGGGATGGCGTAAAAGCTTTATTGGTGCCAGACATTCACCGTGACAATTTTGGTTTAGCTTTAGCAAATAGAAATTACGGTGCTAACTTTTACAAAAACGGTGCGCACTTAAACGGAGTTTTAAAACATCCTGGTAGATTAACTAATGAAGCGTACGACAGATTAAAAGGTAGTTTTAACCGTGCTTTTGGTGGTAGTCAAAACGCTGGAGGTACTGCCATTTTAGAGGAAGGAATGGATTTTCAAAAAGTTGGGCTTAATCCTGCCGATGCTGCATTTAATGAAACTAAGAAGGCTACTATTTCCGATATAGCACGCATTACCGGTGTTCCGGGTGTTTTGTTGGAAGATATGGATAAAGCAACTTTTGGCAACATGGAACAGTTGAGCCAAATGTTTGTAAACTATACAATAATGCCTCTTTGCGAAACAATAGAATCGGAGTTTAATAGAAAGATATTTTTTGAAGTTGAAAAGGATAAATTTAGTACTAGATTTAATTTAGATGGATTACTTCGCGGTGACGTTGCAGCGCGATCATCTTATTATACAACGATGCGAAATGTTCTAGCGATGTCACCTAATGAAATAAGAATTAAAGAGAATATGAATCCTTACAAAGGTGGAGATAGTTATGAATTGCCTTTAGCGTCTAATATAAAGATTGAACCATCTACCGAAGGAATAGCACACGAGAAAGGTGAAAGTAGTATAGATATTGAGGATGATAGCGAAGAAGAAATGAATGGTAAAGAAAATTCTAAAGATTGATTTATGCCATACAGTAATTACCCTCAATCAGCTACTAATGCAGCAAAGAAAGCTTTGAAGCATAAAGAAGAGAATGGTTCAAAATGTGGTACCTCTGTAGGTTGGACACGAGCAAGGCAATTGTCAAACAAAGAGGCATTAAGTGAGGATGAGGTAATAAGAACATATAGTTTTTTAAGTCGTGCTAAAGTGTATGACCAGGGCAAATATTTTGATGAAGATGATAATGAAATATGCGGTTCAATAATGTATGATGCTTGGGGTGGTTCAACGATGTTACCCTGGGCAGAAAAGACTGCTAATAAAATAATGGATGAAAGGTCAAAAGATGAAACAATGGAAAAGAGAAGTATAAATTACGAGTTTCGCGCTATGCCTGAATCTCGAACAATAGTTGGCACTGCTACGGTGTTTAATTCTGCTTATGATATGGGCTGGTATGATGAAGAAATGAGCCCAGATGTATTTAAAAATTCTGATTTTTCGGACGTGGTAGCGTTATTTAACCATGATGCAAATATGGTTTTAGCTAGAACCAAATCAGGTACCTTAAAATTAAACTTAACCGGTAATGCTTTAGAATATTCATTTGAAGCACCAAATACCTCTTTAGGTAATGACCTTTTAGAAATGGTTAAACGTGGCGATGTATATCAATCTTCATTTGCATTTAGTGTAGAAGCTGAAGACTGGCAGGAAAGGGAAGGTATGAAACCTAAAAGAGTTATCCGAGGCATTAAAAAAGTATATGATGTTTCTCCCGTTACTTATCCTGCTAATCCAGATACAATGGTAGCAAAAAGAAGTTATGAGGAAAAAACAGGAAAGATAGATGAAGAACTACAAAAAGTGATTGATATATCTGTTAGGTCAGAAATTAATATACAAAACGAGTTACGCAGGAACGCCCTGCATTTATTAAATTTAAAAACAAAATAATGAACTCTAAGCTATTGAGAGAAAAGCGGGCTTCCGATTATGCGATAATGGAAGACTTGCAAAAAAGAGCATCAGCCGAGGGACGTCTAATGAATGCCGAGGAATTGGCACAATGGGACGCAGCCGATGCGAACTTTAAAAATTATACGGAACAGATTTCAAGACTTGAAAGATGGAACGACATTAACACTGAAGAAAGAGGCGTTAAAAACATTGAGGACACTATCGCTGCTTTGCCAACTGATAAAAGAGAGATTGTAAAATCTCCGGAATATCAGGTAGCGTTTATGAAAGCTATTGCCAAAAGAGAATTGAGTAGCAAGGATCAAACTTTGCTTAAAGAGATGAGAGGAACAGCAACAATTACCACTTCTGAAAGTGGCTTAGCTGGTGGTTATGTTATCCCTTATCAATTCTCGTATGAGTTAGAAAAAACAATGGCTTATTATGGCCCAATGTTACAGGTATCTCGTATTATTACTACTCCACAGGCAGGTACTTTATACTATCCTAAAGTAAATGATACCGGAACGAGTGGCTCTTGGCACACAGAGGGCGGAGCGGTTACCGTACAGGATATGACTTTTACAAGAGAGACTTTTGCAGCGCATGTTATTAATACATTAGTAAAGGTATCTGTTGAATGGGCAAATGATGAGTTTGGTTTACTAAACACAGAATTACCAATCATGTTAGGCGAGCGTTTAGGTAGAGGATTAAACACCGCATTTACTTCTGGTGACGGCTCTGGTAAACCTACGGGTTTTTCTGCCAACACTACACAAGGTGCTGTATCTGCAAGCCAAACGGCTTTCACTGCCTCTAATTTAGTTGACCTTATTCACTCTGTTGATATTGCTTACAGGAATAGCCCATCGGCTGCATTTATGATGCACGACACTATTTTAAGTGCGGTACGAAAACTAAACTTAGACAATAGTAATACAACTTTATTCCAACCATCATTAAGAGACGGTATTCCAGATAAATTATTGGGTTATAATTTCTTTGTGAACAACGATTTAACAGCAACGCAGGCTACTGCTGCAAAGATTGTTTATTTTGGTGATTGGTCTAAATATATAATTCGTCAAGTATCAAATAATGTCTTAGTGCCATTACGCGAGCGTTTTATGGATGAGATGGAGTTAGGCTTCTTACTTTATGCGAGATATGATGGTAAGTTATTACAAGCTGCCGCAATTAAGCACTTAGCTAATAAGTTGACCTAGTAAATAAAAAATGGGATGGGTAGCAATATCCATCCCTTCTTTAAAAAACGTACAATGGCTTGGAAAGTAACGACACAACCATCTTTAGAGGTTTGGACATTAAGCGAAGTAAAAAATTATTTGAAGGTAGATACTTCTGCGGACGATACTTTAATTACTACTTTGCTACAGTCGGCTCGTGAAGTTGCTGAAAGGTATCTGAATCAGGCGTTAATTACCCAAACAATAACGGAAAAATTAGATAGGTTAAACAAGCCTATTATTTATTTATCCGTATCTCCAGTTATTTCGGTTACATCTTTTCAATATGCTGATAGCCAAAACACAACACAGACATACAATAGTAGTAATTACATTGTAGATAATTTTGAAAAACCTGCCAGGCTATCTTTAGCTTACGGCAAAACATGGCCAACACTTTACGGTAATATAAATGATGTTACGATAGTTTATACGGCTGGC